CGGGACTCTGCCCTTTGTATAATCAGGAATAAGAGTTGTTTCAAGGCTTGTGTTTGAAACCGCAGACTGTGTTACATAGAAAGTATCTGCTGCCCATTCTACAAGGAGAGTTCCCTGATATCCTGCCTCGATTGTGTCAAAACTTGTCAATGAGCCTGTAAACGCATAAATCTCCGCTGTTGCGTCTGCATCTGTGATGTAGCCATTATATACAACTTCTGTTGAAATAAAGGCGATATCATCAGAACCGGCTGCACAAACGATGCTTGGAGTATATGCTCCTGCTGCTGTTTTTGTAAGTGGTCCAACAACATGATTTGCAAGGATATTATCAATATCTTCAAGTCTATCTTTCAAAACTTGATCGATGCGATTATCCTTCCACTTGATGTAGTTCTCAGTAGCCCCCACCGCGAAGGTGAGGACTACAAGCAGGGAAATAAGCACTGTTTTGTTAAAGTTCATAATTCCCCCTATTAAGAAGTAGCTAAGCCTGTGATTTTGCCGTGGTATTCCTCTGGACCGTAATCAACGCCCATCTGTCCGTAAACCATTCCAGCATCAACTGCGCCGAGTTTTCCGATCGGCTCATAAAACAGGTAACCCTTCTTCGGCACAGGGCAACCTATCGGGCTGATGAAAGCTCTGTCAGCGATAAGCAACGAACCGGCGGGCACATGGTAATCGAATTTCACAGGGACATACTTTCCGAGCAGCGGTAACAGAACTTCATTGACTGAAGTGCCACCGCGCATATTGTCCCGCGCCTGAAGCCCGTACAGTGCATCAATTTCCTGCACATGGAAAGCGGCTGTGTAAATACACAGGTCAATGCAAGGTGCGCCCGCTTCGACCATGGTCTTGATCGCTGTGTTGATATGGGCTTTTGTCAAGTTTGCAGAACCGGCTGCAACTGCTGTAGTTGAACAACCTGTGATAATTCCGCGAGTCTGTGCGCTTGTTGCTGTTGCTGTTGATGTTGAAAAAGTACCATTCAGGAATGTGTAACTTGCGTCAACTGCAACCTGGTTAACATGAGCGTCAATCTGGAACTGAAGCTCGTTTGAAATTTCAACACCCTGTCCTGTGGCTGCGAGTGCTGTGATGGGATCTGCAAGCGCGGCCTGTTTGAGCTGACCTGTTGCAGACTGCTTCTTGTAAGAAACATCAATCCCTTCCTGGAAAATCTGAACCGTGTTCAAGTCCTGTCCGCGCACAAATGTTGTGCCGGTGGGTGCGACTCTTGCGTCAAGTTCATCGATGTCGGGCTGCGATCCTGCATCATGGCTCCAAGGTGAGGCCATTGCAAAATCAAACTGATTGATTGACATGAAATTGCGGGGCAGGATCATGGAACCGTTATAACCCCATTCCTTACCAGCGATATCAGCGAGGAATGAATAATTCCTTTCGGCTGATACCTGAAAAACCTTGCCCACATAGTTTGGACAGTTGTGAAAATCTGTTACTGCTGATGTTACGCCCATAATTTAAGCTCCTTAGATTATTTACCTTTTACTGCTTCTCATAGGTCTTTGCCAACTGATTTCGTGCAAGCAAATCCTGCGCCTCGCCGTGCTTGCCCGCCGCCATCAATTCCTTGACCTTTGTATCAATGTTTACAGGGGTTCCACCGCCTGTATTGCCTGTTGACCCGCCCCCTGCATTGACAGGAGCCGAGATAAACTGCTTTGCCTCATCCGTGGCGGCATATTCTGCCAAACTCTGTTCAAGGGTTTTGCCGTCACGCAGAACATTATAAACGCCTTCATTTTCAACAACCTCAATACCGTCTTTCAACATTGCCTTTGCCGCTTTGAGCATTACCGGGTTGTTTACACCGATCTTAACAAGCTGCTCAGTGAGCTGCCTGTCAACTTCATTCGTGTTCAGGAATGTTCTCATCTTTTCCGTTTCTGCTTTTGCCTGTTCAAGTGCTGCTGCGTACTTTGCCCGCTCCGCTTCCAGGAGCTTGTCAAATTCGCCCGCGTCCTTGAGTTTCTTTGTGTCAATTTCTTCGATCTTCTTCAGGGCTTCCCGTGCCTTTTCAGGGTCAATACCATCAAAAAGTTTTTTCAGTTCCGCTTTTTCTGCGGCTTCTTTTTTCTTCTCGGCAAGGATCTCCTCTTTGTTCTTCTTCAGACCCGCTGTAGCTTCTGCAACAGTCTTTTCAATGCCCGCAAGAATTTCCTTCGCCTTTTCTTCTGACAGCCCCGCCGCCATTAATTCTGCAAGATTCATTTTTTCACCCTCCGGGTTTAATTTGCGTTAACCTTTGCGGTCAACTCTTTTATCGTTAGCGGGTTAGCCCGCTGATCGACCATCTGAGAAAGTGACAATCCGTCATTCTTATACATTTCAAATTTAGTGTCACCCAATATCTCCCGCTGTCTTGCTTCAGACTGCTCTGAAAACCACTTTTGATAATTGAGTCTGTCACTTGGCTTTCCATCATGTCCAGGGATTTCAGGCAATCCAAGTTCTTTATTCGACTTCAAAACTGCGTTCTGTGTGCTTCTGCAATTCCAATGCGCTGTCGGGCCGGGGAACGGGTAACTATGTCCTACAGGCTGATAATTCATGTCCCACACTTTACCATCCAGATTCATGCATATAAGAGTCGTCTTATTATCCAATGTCGCAAGCCATTGAACGCCCTTCACCACATCAGAATTAGCCTCATAACTATCAAGCCGCGCTTGATTCGATACGGATATTGCAGATGTTCTGACCAGCGTTTCAGCGTGACGGGTAGAAATATTCGTGATGCCACCAATGTATTCAGGGAACCTTCTCAGCACTGTTTTACCGTTCTTGCCTGTAACATAGCCTGAAATCTTGCGCCTTGTGCTTTTGCCCCTTATTCGCCTTACCATATCATCTATGCTCTCGCCGAGCGACATTCCCATGCGGATCTCATTCAGAAACCGCCTATAAAATTCCTTGTCCTGGTGCGACCACCATTCCGCAGACTTCGCCCCCTGGATCAAGGTATCTGAAACAAGCCTATTTATGCGCTCAGTTGACAATGCGATATTGAATATATCAACTCCGACTTTGGCTTTTATCGTTTTTCTTAAAAATTCAAACTCAAGCTGTGCAATGTCTTTCAGGCTTTGTTTATGAGTCTTGTGTATGCTGGCATATGTCCTTGCAATCGCGTCTTTGACTTGAACTTTCAGGTTTAGAAAGCGTTTTTTTGCCCGTTCTGTCAACCGTTCCTTTGAAAGCATTTTGACTATTTCCTGTTCGAGTTCCTTCAGATAACCAATAACACGCAGCCTTGTATCTGCGCTGATACGCGTTACATCAACCGTATGATTGAGCATTTTTTCAGCGATCTGCGTGTTAATGTTCTTCACTCGTTATCTTCTCCCGGCATTGGTGGCTCTGGCATTTCCATGTCGATCAAGGTTTTTTCATCTTCAGCTGATATTCCAGGTCGCGTGAGTTCGCCCCGCTGCATATTGAAATACAGGGTTTCAAAGCTCATGCCGCCCGCCTGCCATGATTTCATCAATGAGTTCAGTGTTTCAGGAGATATCGCCAAAGGCATGAAATCAGTGTTAAGTAGGTAACTTATCGCGTCTTTTACCCCCATCCATTCAAGCGCAATTTTCAGGGCTTCTGTGATAACCATTGATACCAATATTGCCCTGTCTGCTAGACTCGCGCTTTCACCCGCTCTGTTGATTTCTGCCGTTTGTGCAGCCTCGACCGCTTTTTTGTCAACGGCTAGAAGCCTTGCTCCAAGCTTTGACATTTGCTGTTCCTTGTCGCTTATCACTTCCCGGCTCGGTTCTATACCATGCCCCTGAAATTCAAGGAAAAAGGCATTTGCATCCTTTGGAAGGAGCCAAGCCGCTGCACTGCCTATGAAGAAAGTCTGATTCTCTTTTTTATCGTTCCTGATCCCGGTTATTACGGCAGTAGGCAACGCAGTAAAATGCAATGCGTGTTCAAGGTCTGCTGATGTTCTGTAATGACTGATATTGACATTCACAAGGTCAAGTAGCATTGGCTTATGTATTTCGCTGATGTTCATGTTCAGGCCATTGAAATAAATGAAAGGTATGTAATCCAAGGGCTTGCCGTTCATCAATGGCATAATCGGGCCTTCGATTATCACAAATTCACCCGCTTCATTTTTGCCCCATACTTCCTGGAAATAATGACCCATACCGTCAATATACAGTTTTCTGAATACTTCGACTTCATTGTATTTGTATTCATCATCAGGTTCTTGTATATCCTGGTATTCCCTGAGAATAACCCATTCAAGCACAGATTCGTTATTTCGAATAGTGGTTTTCCAGTTTATGATTGATTCGGCATTGTAAAAGCTGAAATAAGGCTGTTCTTTCAGGCTTTCTGCTTGCGCTAGAGTGCGCTGAATGACATTCCCCGATTCATCCATAATATCAGTCTGTGGGAAGTCCACAAGCACCGCGCCCCTTGTTGTTGTGAGCATTTCGTCAATTATCTGCCTCGCAAAAGAGTCAATACTCTCACCCGTTGCGGTCACGCTTCCAAGAAAATCATTCACACTTTCCGGCACTTCTTTTCGCGGCTCCTTGCGGAAAATTAACCCCTTCAGCACTTCGATTGTGCGCCCTGTGGCATTGTAAAAGGTCGCCCGCTTTTTGTATGAATTATATTCATTCCTTGTCATACCTTCAGGAATGGGTAGAAAAACTTGCTCCGATTCGTCGTAATTATCTGCCGCTTTTACTGTGTCCTCGCCTTCCGCGATAAGTCGGCATTTATACCACTGGTCGTAAAACTGTGCATACAAGGCGTGTTGATTGTCGATAGGCATTTAAGCGGCTCCCTTAATTTTTGTCTGTGTTCCTGTGCTTATCTGATAAAGGCAGGCATAACGCAGTTCATCCGCAATGTGGTCCTCTGCGTTTGTATCCAAATCCTCATTATTTTTCTCATCACGCGGCATAATTGGAATCAAGGAAATAGCATTTCTGCAGGATTCAAAGAAATACAGACCGGGGCTTTCGGGTGGATACTTTGTCGCATTGTCTAACCGTGTTCTGATTAATTCCCATCCGTTTACACGGCTTCCAGGGCTTTTGTCGCATTTTTCCCAATAAACGCCCTCATCTTCCATATCTTCCGCTATGCTGTTCTGAGCCTCGCCCCTGTCCTTATTATAAATGCTTGAATCAGCCGGACCGCCCATAATATGATGACCTTGCAGTATCGGGTGAATTTCTTCACGCTCAATGATTCCCTTTGCAATCTCAGGTGCAGTCAATTTTAAGCCCTCATTCGGTTCACCCGTGCAACCGTACCACTCAGCAATTCTAATCAGGGAACCGCGCACAAAAGAGCGATAATTTCCATCTGCTGTGGTTACATCTGTGCCGTCTGCGACTGCATACCAACCCACGCTAAAAGGCTTTGCGGATCCCCAATCAAACGCCCTGAATATTTCCCAATTGCGGGGAATCCTGAAATCTTCAAGAACATGAACCGCCTCATTCCATTTGTCGTCAAACATACCACCAGATACGATATTCCAATCGCCAGACCGCATGGCTTTGACAAGTTCAGGGCTTCCGAGTCCTTCCAATTTCATTTCATAATCAGGGTCATTCTCCATCAGGGTCGGATTATCTTCCAATAGCGCAGGAATAAACACCCTTTTCATGCCGCCTTCTTTGG